CACCATCATTGGATTAATACTGGAGAATATATTGAAGCAACTGACGACCGTGTTAAAAGGATTATCGATAGTTGGCGTGGTGTGCGCCCTGTCATACATTATAGTGTTTCACGGGAAGAGCATCTTAATGGCCATGCCACAGACTCCGCTCCCTCCCTACTTTCACTAATGGAAAGTGGACACAAAAAAGCAAAACTCAGAGCACATTCGAACTTCTACTGGAACACAGCAGTGAACGAATGGGCACTGAGTTTTTGGGATCAGTTTGATATTATGTGCGAAAGCAAGGCTAAAAATCTAGCCTCGTTTGCACTACACAAACAAGCGATTACTTCTTAGGGGCTTTCTTAGCAGGAGCCTTTTTTGCGGCTGCTGGTTTACGGCCAGCGGCCTTTTTCTTAGGTGCTTCTGCTTTAGGTGCCTCAGCAACTGGAGCAGGTGCTTCTACTTTAGTTTCTTCCACTTTAGGTGCTTCAACCTTGTATGGTGCTTCTGCTACGGTTTCTTGAGACTTACCGCCAAATAGTTTTTTTAATAATGACAACATTCTAGTGTCCTCCATGAGCAAATATTTATAGTTTACTAATATCATCCAGGCTCGAAACAGTCTTATCCCATATGATTTTGCGTTCTGCACCTTTTTTCTGTGCAAATCTCTTAGGATCGCAACTAGGGCAACAGTGAAAGAAATTATTGTTTAACCTATTAGGATCCATTGATCCTTTAGTCCTAGTAAATGTTTCACCGCAGTTATCACAGCGCAGGACTACAATAGTTTTTTTACGTTCATAAGTATGCTCACGACCAAGTTTACTAGTTCGTGTATGCTGACTTTTTTCTGTATCTATACGTATGAACATCAGTTATTTACATTAAGGTTATAAAATTATCTGCTAAATATTGGATACAAAGTCTTTTTTGGAGTATTCAATGGCACGTAAAATAGTCGACATCGGCGTATCAGGTAATGACGGAACTGGTGATAGTATCCGTGAAGCGTTTAGAAAAACGAATGAAAACTTCCAAGAGTTATATGCTGTTTTCGGTCAAGGCGGATTTTTAAAGTTCACTGACCTTAGCGATACTCCTGATACATTAGTAGGACAAGGTAATAAGATTCCAGTAGTTAATTCTATTGGTACTAGTTTAGTATTCAAAGACTTTTTCAGTCCTAACGGTACTATCCAGTTTGATTATTCCGAGCAAGAAACCTTTGATATTGTTAGTGTATCAAGAAGTAGCAACGTTGCCACTATTACACTTTCAGCAAACCACAATTTAGATCCTGGACAACGAGTTACAATCGCGTCCACAGACAATACTTCATTTAACACTACTTCTGCCCTATTGTTAACTGGCACAGTAGACAATGTTCTAGTATATACAAACGCAGGAACAAACTTATCAACTAGTGCGGCAACTGGTACTATTACCAGTTACGGTTCCGTTAAAATTGATACATTAAGTTCTAAATTACAGGACGACCCATTACCAAAATTACAATATGCGCTGGATGCACGTAATCAATTAATCGGCGGCTTACGCAGTCCTATTAATCAAACAGATTTCCAAACTGCTGTTAATAGTTTCAACACACAGCACGAAACTCTTTATAGCATAGATTCCTTTGCTATTAACAAAGGTTATGCCGACTCCAAATATGTAAACATTACAGGCGACACAATGACTGGTCACTTAAATGTGCCAGCAAACGCCACAGGTAACCAAGCACCACGTGCCGCAGAAGTTGTATTAAAAACTGGCGGCGATATGACTGGTGTGCTAAACTTAGCAGATCATCCAGGCGGACTTGCAGGTGCTGGTACGCCTAACGGAGAAGATGACTTACAAGCCGCTACAAAATATTATGTAGATAATTCAAGTTATTCAAGCAGATTTAACTTGTACGTTACCACAGGCGGTGACGACACACAGGCACGTACACCGCGTGGAAAAGAAGGACGCGATCGTTCTTATGCTTATGCAAGTATTAACAAAGCCTGTCAAAAAGCAGAACAATTAGTAAATGATGCACCATGGGAAACTGGTCCTTATCGTCAGTTAATTGCCTACGGTGGCGGTGAAGCGTTCTCTGAAGTTACAAGAATTGAATCTGGTGCATCTGGTACTACTCGTGTTTACTTTACTAACAACGGTGGTTCTCGTGTTGACCAAGGTCAATTACCAAAACCAGATATTGTCTCCGGTAAGATTGTTGTTGGACGTACCAGCGGCGCACAGGGTTTCATTTATCAATACTATGGCTCCGATGGTAGTTCAAGTATCGGCGAAGACTATTTTGACTTGCAGGATGTTATTGGTGATTTTGTGCCTGGCGAAAACCTAGAGTTTGACCAAGCAGTTAAAAATATCCAAATTAGTATTGTTGTTGAATCTGGTATCTATTTTGAAGACTATCCAATTCGTGTCCCGCCAAACGTTGCTATCGTTGGTGACGAATTGCGTAGATGTATTGTTCGTCCAGCGGACCGCCCAAGTCGCAGTCCATGGGTTGACGTTTGGTTCCGTAGAGATAAAACATTTGACGGATTAACTTTAACCAGCACAGAATACGGTTATCACTATCTAACAGACCCGTCTGATATTTTAAGTGAACCAAAGAACAACAGAGACCTTGACGTATTCTTATGTAACGATGCTGTTATTATTCGTCAGATTACCTGTCAAGGCCACGGCGGCTTTATGATGGTACTTGACCCAGAAGGTCAAATTTTAACCAAGTCTGCATATATTCAACAGTCCGGTTCTTTTGCAGGATCACTAAACAAACAACGTTTTGCTGGTGGACAGTATGTTGACGGCTTTGCTGGTAACGTTCCTCTTAAGATTCAAGAAAAAATCAGCGACACAGAATTCCTAGTAACAGGCAGTGAACGTGCTCCAACAACTCCTTGCTCATTTGTTATTGACGGAAGAACTTTTAAAGTTGAAGCATACACTGATGACGGCAACGGCTATGGAAATGCTAGAAAATTAATTCGTCGAAACATCGACTTTATCAAAGCAGAAGTTATTGGTTATATTAATACAGAACTAAGTCCACCATTTACATTCAACGAAACCAAATGTGCTCGTGACGTTGGATTGATTGTTGATGCACTAGGTTACGATCTAGCACTAGGTACAAACTTTAATGCTGTACGTGCTGGACAATCATACTATCGCGGCACACAATACAGTATTCTTCCAGACCAAAAAGATGAATACTTAGATGCGTTAATCTATACAAGAACATTAATTTCTGATGTATTAGCCGGTAACTCTGTTGCACGTCTAAGAGCAGAAGCAAGTTTTGATGAGATAACAGATATCATTGCTAACGGTATTATTTCATCAGATACAATTACATGGTCAGATCCGTCAGGTGCTCCTACTTCAAGAGTAAATGCAAAAAATCTTATTTTAGATAACATTGAATTTATTAAAGAAGAAATTATTGCCTGGATTGCTGAAGAATATCCAGACTTTGTCTACGACGAAGACAAGTGTCGTCGAGATGCGGCATACATTTTAAATTCTATTGTTTACGACTTACTATATGAAGGTAACTCGGCAACTGTAGAAGCCGGATATCAATATTACGATGGTAACGGAAGTTTGCAAATTCCTGGACAAACATTGCAAACCACAGAAGCATTGGCCTATGCCAGTGGTGTTGCACAGTTAGTTGTTACTAATACTCCTGTTCCGTTCCCTAAACAAAGTGCTGTAACACAGGTATTTGATTTAGTTAATCCAGGTAGCGCAACTGAATCTGCTAGAGTAGGTGTGTTAATGGGCTACATTAATACTATTATTTTAAGCGGACGTGAAGCGGCTCCTACTATTGAATATCCAACTTTCTATAGTGTGTCTGGTTCGTTAACAGACAGCAGAACATTATTGTTAAACAACAAAGAAAGTATCAAGTCTGACACATTAGTTTATCTACAACAAAGATATAGTTACAACCAAGATACTTGTGCTCGTGACACTGGATACATCTGCGATGCTATTGCACACGACATTTATTATAGCGGTAATTTAAAAACAGTTCAGGCAGCTCTAGCATACTTCAATGCTAGTGCTAGTTCTAAGATTGTTATTGACCAGCAGTTGGCCAACACACTTGCGGCTATTAACTACATTGAAACATTGATATTAAATGTTATTAATAACGAAGATCCAACAGTACGATATCAACAATCTGTTCTACAGTATATCGATACCGATATTACCGATGGCGGCTTAGCAGAAGCAACTATTCAAGATTTGTTTGACGAGTTCATTGGCATTTTAGAAAATCCGCCAAGTGCTCGTGGTGCTCGTGCATTGTTAGTCGATAATAAAGATTTTATCAAAGCAGAAGTTATTAACTACATTAACAACAAATATGTAGGATTTACCTATGATTCTGCTACATGTCAACGTGACGTGGGTTATGTAATTGATGCTATTGGTTACGACTTAATGTTTGGCGGCAACTTCCAGACAATTACAGCGGCAAGATCTTATTACAGAGCTTCAGCCGCTGTGGCTGTTGGCGTACAAAAAGCCGCAACTATTGACGCATTTACTTTCTTAAGAGATGAAATATTATCTGTTGTTAGTGCAAGTGCTACCGCAGTTACTAGTGTAACTACCAACATGAATATGTTCTTAGATGTTATTACTAACGGACTAACTCAAGAACCTGCAATCGTAACTCCTGATCCAACAGGCTACGATGTAAATTATAATCGTGCTAGAACACTGATTGAATCTAACAGAGAATTTATTAAAGCAGAAGTAATTCAATATATTTCTAACAACTATGTTGGATTAAGTTATGACCCTGCTGTATGCTTACGTGATACAGAATACATTTTAGATGCACTATATCACGACCTAACCTACGGTGGTAACATTCAAACATTGATTGCTGGTAAGGCTTATTATTCTTACACAACTCTACAAGTTGCGGCTCCTGAGAAACCAGCAACATTGGCCGCATATGGTTATCTACAAAGTCTAGTTGAAGACATTGCATTAGACTTACCTATTACTGCATTACAAGGTGGTGTTGCGCAGGTTCGCGGTACTCCAGGTAACAGTTCTGCCAGTGCTACTGCTGGACAGCGTATTGGAGAAATTTTAACAATTATCGACCTTGGGCTCGGTTCTGTTCCTTCAACAATTACTCCAAGTACTGCTTGGGTAAGTGCTGGCTTAACTGGTGCAAATTCTGCACTACAAAGTGCTAAGTCAACTTTACAAACTGCTGTAACAAATTATATCGATGCTAATTATACAAACACATTAGTTTACAATGAAGAAATTTGTTCACGAGACGTTGGCTTTATTGTTGCCGCAGTTTCAGCAGACTTGTTATATGGCGGAACATACTTAACAATTCGTGCCGCACAGCGTTACTATGTAGGTACTGCTAGTAGCCGTGTTGTATTAGAAAATCAATTATCACAAACATTAGATTCATTTGCCTATGCCAAGGAAGTTGCACAGGCTGTATTGAATCAAGTTCCACCAACATTAAATTATCAAGTTATTAACGATGTTGCTGTAGAGAATAGAGTATCACAGGTATTCAGTTCTGACTACGACGGCTCTGCATTTGTTACACGAGCAGGACAGTTGTTTGATTTATTAAACGAAGTTATTACAGACCCGGAAGTAGATGTTTCAACAGTATTAACTGGTGCCAAACCTATCGTTTACCCAACATACAGATTAGTTCTTTCTACAACTACTCCTGTAACTAACGACTTAGAATATACTATTTCTACCTTCACTAGCAAGGCAGACTCGGGCGTCGGGGATGGATCTTACGATGTAGTATTCAGCATTGTTACGCCCGTTGGAACTACTGCTCCTAGAACTAAAACACGTTATAGAGTGTTTGGCAACAGCAACTCTAACTATAACAATGATGCTGTAGAGTGTGTAGCATCTACACTAACTTCGATGACACTACGTTATCCAAGTGACCCGGGTGCATTTGGCACTGGCACTACTACCATAGAGTATGTAAAAGACTTTATGCTACTAAGTGCTGGTAACACCAGTATGTGTTCAAATGACTTTACACAGATTAACGACTTAGGTTATGGACTGGTTGCTACAAACATTGGTTTGATTGAAACAGTTTCTGTGTTCAGTTACTATTGCTGGACTGCTTATTATGCCAACAACGGTGGACAGATTCGTTCATTGAACGGTTCTAACGCACACGGCGAGTATGGTATTATTTCTGAAGGTAGTGATCCATTAGAAGTTCCAGATAAGTGTAACTTGTCAGACAACATGATGCAGGTTGCTCGTGTTTACAAACAAGGAATTTATAGCACAGACAACGATGTTGGTGATTTACAGGTATTTTTCTACCAACATGATTACTCACCATACAACGTATCTGAAGTTGAAATTAACCACGGCGCTGGCGTTGTTACAGAACTAGACGCAACTAGTTTAATCGGTGGTAGTGGTTATACCAACGGCACATATATTAATGTTCCGTTAACAGGCGGAACTGGTAGTGGTATCACTGCTAACATTGTTGTGTCAGGAGGTGTAGTAACTACTGTAGGTTTAGTTGCCGCAGGTATTAGATACAGCGAAGGTGATATTTTAAGTTGCAGTAATACAAACGTAGGCGGAACAGGTTCGGGCTTCTTTATCACTGTTAAAACTATTATTGGTAACGGTATTGCTCGTTACGAAGTTGCAGGTGTAACTGATGTTTCAAGTACCTTGGCACAGTCTGTTTCTGGAACACCACTTAAGACTGGGCCAACAGGCGGAAAATATTACGTAACATATTCGTTCACTGCTGAACCATATACACCAAGAATTGGTGTACCTTACACAGTTAGTGGATCAACAACTTCTGGGTTTAACGGTGTATATACTGCTACCGCTAGTACAACATCTAGTGTTACACTAGAGTACAGTACCAATCCTGGAACATGGGCAGGCGGTTTGGCTAGCCTATGGGGCCTAGGCAACGTTCTACGTCTAAACATCAACACTGGCGGTAATAATGATACTGCTACAAACGGCTTGGCCGTAGCATTGTCACATGACCAACCAATTATTATTCGCAGTAACCAAAACTTTAAGTTCTACGAAGTCGATGACACTAACCCGGTTCGTCCAAGTACTGCATTGACATTCGTCGGTGATCCCGATGCAGGTGCTATTGTTTATCGTGTGTTAGCATACGGTAACAAAGGTCCATTAAATGAAGACCTTGCGGTAGACGAAAGTATTCTAGGCTTCGATACAACTTACGATTATGTAAAATTACTAGTCAATGCAGAAAATGTATCTAACGCTGATCCAGATAATGTTGGACAGACTATGGGGTCGACTGCTGGTGATACTAAGATTGCCATCGACCGTGTAAACGAAACTGACATTGAAAGCAGACTTAATACCGGAGATATGATTACTGCCTGGGATGGCAAGATTCATAAAATTTTAAGTTACACTGACATGGGGTTATTAGCCGGTTACGCTTATGTTGAAATAGAAGATGTCGCTGATAAGTGTCTAGCAGGAACATCTGCTAGCGGTATTAATACACCAGTTGATCCAGACTTTAACTTGGATATTTCTGAACCTCCAACATTACGTGCAGGTTTATCTAGCACAGAGCCAGCAGAAGTTATTGTACGTATTAGTACTTGCCGTGTTACAGGACATGACTTCTTAGACATTGGTACTGGAGGCTATAACGATACTAACTTCCCAAGCAAGATTTACGGTGCTCCAAAAGAACCTAACCAAGCACGTGAAGTTACAGAACGTACAAGAGGACGTTGTTTCTATGTAACCACAGACCAAGACGGTATTTTCCGTGTAGGTCGATTCTTTACAGTTGACCAAGGTACTGGTCGTGTAACGTTTGCGGCATCTATTGCGTTGTCAAACTTAGACGGTCTAGGATTTAAGCGTGGTGTTACAGTTAGTGAATTCTCAAACGATGATAGATTTACTGACGGTGCTAACGATGCGCTACCAACTGAAGCGGCAACACAAGGTTACATTGACAGACGTCTTGGAATGGATCGTACAAATAACGTTCTAGATCCAACTGCACTAATTGGTCCAGGCTACATGGATCGTGCTGGTTTGTTAACATTTACTGGTCCAGATCCAATGGACATGGGCGGATTTGTTATTGCTAACTTAGGTAGTCCTACTGCTGATACAGATGCGGCTAACAAGTTATATGTTAGAAATCAAGAACTAAGCGATGACAGAGTTGATACTTCAACAAGTCCAGCAAGAAGTTTAAATGATTTATTAGTTTATAACGGAGTTAAATGGATCAACGCTGAAACAGTTAGCACAGGCGATATTCAAACTTCATTGACTCCTGGAACTAAAAATCTTGCTTTAAACATCAAGTCTAATGTAATTATTAACGCAGACGTTAATTCTAGTGCGGCTATTGCACAAAGTAAGTTAGACATGAATAAAGCAACTACTCGTGCAAATGCTACAAGTATTGCACAGGCAGATTTGGGTCTAGCAAGTTTCAAGAGTACAGAATTTACTGCAACTAACGGTTGGATTGAGTTGCAAACATCCAGTTCAACAACTACAGGTGTATTACAAACTAAATTACAGTATATTGCCAACGACACTTATTTAGGTAATAATACAGGCAGTGCTACATATCCTCGTCAAGTAACATCTGGACAGATTGTTACCAACGGCGATGGTATTAAGAATGCGTCATTTGCTCCAGGATCAGTAGGTAGCAATGGTCGTGCAATGATTTTAACTGCTATTGGTCCAAACGCTTACAGTACAACAAACATTAGTACAAGTGCTCAGGCTAGTTCATTGATACAATCTGATGGTAGCGGCCGTGTTGCTGTAGCACAGTTAGACTTAACTTCAAGTAGTTATAAGACCTTAAGCGTCAGCGGAACTACACTGACTATGACTACACCCGGTGCTGTAGACTTCTTAACAGCAGTTGGAACTACTTCAGCAGGCACAACTATTACCACAGTTGGTACTTTAAGTGCAAACGCAATAACATCAGCAAGCACTACAACATTTAGTCCTGCTAATGCTAACGTAACACTAAGTCCAAGTGGTACCGGTACTGTAACTATTGCTCCGGCCAGTGTCGGATCAATAAACAACGTAAACATTGGTGCAACTACTCGAGGTAATGGTTATTTTAAATTGTTGTCTGCTAACGATACAGTAACCTTAACTGCTAACCAAGCAGTAACAGGTGCTGCCAACGGTACTGGTACATTACAGGTTACAGGCGGTGCAGGTATCAGTGGCGACCTACGTGTTGGTGGAACTATCTACGGTGCTGTTACTGGTACATTGGCTGGTACACTGGGTCTAAGCACATACCTAAGTTTCACTGCTGGTTCAAGTTACGATGGTAGTACAACACGTACAATCCAAACTAACGCAACAAGTGCGGCCACAGGAAGCACATTAGTTGCACGTGACGTTAACGGTGACTTCAACGGACGTTATATTAACAGCAGTTACTTTAACAGTAGCGACGATGTAAGTGGTGGCACCATTACATACATAATGGCTAAGTTTGGCGATAACTACTATCGCTCTGCTACAGCCGCAAAAGTTGCTTCGTTCATTAGCGGACAGTCAATGAACATTGCAGGTAATGCAAGTACAGTTACAATTAACTATAACAACGATAGTAACAGCACATATCAAATGTTATGGGGTAGCGGTAATAGTGTATATGGCACAGGCGGCATTTATTGTAATCCATTTACCGACACACTATACGCAACATTATTCAATGGTACTGCTACAAGTGCTCGTTACGCTGACTTGGCTGAAAAATACTTGTCAGATGCAGAATATGAAACTGGTACTGTTGTAGTATTTGGTGGTGATGAAGAAATTACAGTCACTGACAAACATAACGATACTAGAGTTGCTGGTGTTATTTCTGAAAAACCAGCGCATTTGATGAACTCTGATTTAGCAGGAAAACATCCACTAGCAGTAGGCCTAACAGGACGCTTGCCATGTAAAGTACTTGGTAAGGTTAAGAAAGGTGATATTCTAGTTACTGCGGCTAAGAAAGGTTACGCAATAGTTAATAATACTCCATCTGTAGGAACTATTATTGGTAAGAGTTTAGAGAACAAAGACGATTTAGGCGAAGGCCTAGTTGAGATTGTTGTTGGTAGATTCTAAGGAAAATAACATGGCATTATATGATGATTTACAAGAGATTAACCTAGGAAATGTCGTCAACGACGGTACTGGGGACGACCTGCGTACAGCCTTTGAAAAAGTTAAAACTAACTTTGAATATCTGTACAACAACGGTTATGCTCCAGTTAGTGCTGAAAATATAGGCACTTCAGGACTAGGTGTTTTTAAACAAAAGAACGCAGACAGCAATCTAGAACTTAGAAAACTAGATGCGCTAGGACCACTAAGATTACAATTAGTAGGAGATGTGTTGCAGTTAGATTTACATCCAACGGCTACAGTTGACTTTAATGGGCAGGCTATTAATAACATTAGTACTGTTACAGCCACTACATTTTCTGGCACTTTAACTGGAAATGTTGTAGGTTTAATTAGAAACGGCGGAACTGCAACTCAAAACCCGTTTGTTGATGTAACACTTTTAGATAGACAGGTAAATACATTTGACTATGGACCCATTGCACCTACGTACTACGATCCAATTACTTATTTGTTAAATGAAATTGGAACGGACATGGGCACGTTTACCGACCCGAGCCCTATAAGTATAGACGCTGGACCCATAGCATAAGGAGAGAATAGAATGGCATTACAAATCCGTAGAGGAACAACCGCTGAGAGAACCGCAAGAAAATTCCTCGAAGGCGAACTAATTTATGATACAACACTTCAGCAAGTGTATGTAGGCGACAGTACCAACGGCATCGACGGAACAGCCGGTGGCAAATCAGTAACTGCGTTTTCAGACGAAAACGCAAGAGATGCAGTTGCGGCAGTATTTGCAACAGGTACACACACAAATATAAACTTTTCATATGTTGACGATGGCAACAATATTGGTAGTTTTAGTGCCGCTGTTAACTTAACATCTACTCCTTATGTTGGTAACGTGAATGTTACTGGTCTAGTTAATGCTAATGGTTTTAATGGGTGGCTTGAAGGTAATGTATTTGCAAGCGACTCAACTCTCCTTGTTGATTCGGGTAACGGAAGAATTCCAGCAGAAGTTGTTAAAGGTACGTTTACAGGCAATGTAACTGGTAATGTATCAGGCAATGTAACTGGTAATGTATCAGGCAATTTAACAGGAACAGTATTAACTGCCGCACAGACAAACATTACCAGCGTTGGTACGCTGACTAGTCTTGCTGTTAGCGGCGCTATTACTGGTTCTAGTTTTACTGGTGGTGTTGTTACAAGTTCCATTACTACTACTTCTGGGGATTTAACTGTAACTCCTAACACTAATTTTTCAAACGGTATCGATGTAACAGGTGCTTCTACATTTGGAAATGTAACAGTTACTGGCGTCGGTACGTTTAATGCAACTGCTGGTAGCCCTACATTATTAAAGGTTACTGATACTTCAACTTCAGGCGCTCGTCCTATAGCATTAGAAATTAATGGTCGCGCATTAGATTTGCTAGGATCTGGCTCTGCTATGGAGTTTAAAGTAAACAACGGTACAACAACTGAGCAGTTAGTTAAGTTAGAAGCATATACACAGTCCAACTTAATTCCTGCACTAAGTCCTGGTTTAAACTTTAAAGTTTACAATACTGGAACCAGCTCATATGACCTAATTCCCCTAAGTTTTGACGGAGACGGTGTACTAGTAAGCGGAAATTTTGTACTTAACGATTCTTTAATATTAAGTACAGCCACTGCACCTACTTCATCTAAGGGCGCATCTGGAGATGCTGCCGGAACTGTTATTATTACAAATTCGTACATTTATCGCTGTATTGCAGATTATACAACCGGCGCAGCCGATATTTGGGTCAGAGTAGCATTTACTGGCGGTACTTGGTAATAAATTTAATTTCCCGGTACCGATAAATACAGTATCGGGGATTAAACAATGCTTAATATATGGAATCAACCGTCTGGATACAGTTTTAATACTTACAACGAACGACAGACCCAGACTATACCTCTGCCTATAATTCCAAGCGCAGACTTAACCGGAGTAACATTTTCAGTTATCGCAGGCAATTTGCCCAGCGGGCTACGAGTCGCCTACGATACAAATTTAAGCACTTGGGTTATCAAGGGCTCTCCTTTAGAAGTTTCTACTAACACAACATCTACATTTGTAATCCGTGCATCTAACGGTACAGAAATTTCCGACAGAACATTTACAATGACCATTGCAGGTCCAGACGCACCTGTATGGATCACTCCTGGTCCAAATCCAGACATTCAAATCTACGATTTTGATCCAGAAGCAACTTATATCCCAGATACTGTTATTAGACATACTGTGTCTAACGAAAGTACACTATACAGAACTACAACTACTGTTTCAGGAGTGACTCCTCCAAACAGTACATATTATCAAGTTTTCACAGAAGATACCGGATTACTACCAGTCGGTCCAGTCACAACTAGGGTGTCGGCAGTTGTTAGCGCCAAACGTCAAAGTAACCTTGTTACTATAACTACTGCATCCGCTCACAACTTTGTATTTGGAAATATTGTAACTATTGCTACCAACGTTGCGGCATTCAACGCTGCCAATGTAGAAGTGCTACAACCATTGCCTTTAGACGGAGAACAGTACGAAGAATATCTAACAAGAATTTCTACTACAATTACCTTTAATAAACTTGGTGGCGACCTAGGTTCACAAACTGTTTCTGGTACTGTTACATTAATTAAAGATCCGTTAACATTTGTGTTAGATAATACACCTGTAGATTTTCAATTAGAAGCAACAGATACAGATTTGTCATCAACAGATACTTTGGAATATTTTATCGGTGACGGCGATGGAGAACTTCCCCCAGGTCTGTCTATGAGTAGCACAGGAAGAATTACTGGTATTATCGATCCTATCCTTGCCCTAGACGTAACAGCACGTACAGGATTCTATGATACAAACTTGTATGATGCCTATGCCTATGACTTTGGTAAGCGTCCTAACATAGGAGAAGAAGATTATTTAAATGTTGTTACTCCTAGAAAACTAAATCGAAATTACGAATTTATTGTTACAGTCAGCGATGGTGAATCTGTTGCTAGAAGAAGATTTAGAATTTATGTAGTAGGCGATGACTTCTTAAGAACCGACAATACACTTTTACAAGTTGGTAACGGTGCTTACACGGCAGACTCTACATACTTAAGAGCACCAATATGGTTAAGTGCCGCCAACCTTGGCCTAAGAAGAGCCAACAATTATGTAACTATTTTATTGGATGTTTTCGATCCTAATCCAGAAGTTGGTCCTGTAAGATATGAATTAGCCGCACTCAATGACGATTTGACTCCAAGCGTATTGCCTGACGGCTTATATATTGATTCCGATACTGCTGAAGTATTTGGATTTGCACCGTATCAGCCAGCAATTACTAAAGAGTTTAAATTTACAGTTAATGCCATTAAGTACGACAAAGAAAATTTAACAGAAGTTGAAGTCGCTATTGTAGTAGCAGACGATGCACCTATTGGTCAAACTTTCTTAAAGATACTGCCTTTACCAGAAGAAGATGTTGGCTTACTAATAGGAGACGTTATCCGTATTGGTCCTAGTATCTATACTATGACTGAATATATTAGTAATACTGTGCTAGGCGGAACAATGGCTACACTTAAACTATCCGATGCATTATTAACTAATGTAACAGACGGATTAATTATTAGAAAAACATATAACCAATCAGTTAGTGAGTTTTCAACACAGATTGCTCCGAAGACATTTACTATTGCTATCTTAGGCGAAGTAGATTCTGTAATTCAATTTACAACAGATAGAATACTAGGATCAATTAAACCAAGTTTCCCAAGTAACTTTTATGTGGAAGCAACTACAACCGTGCCTAATGCTAAATTAAGATACACATTAGTAGACGGAAGATTGCCTGAAGGACTTACATTAAAATCATCTGGTATTATTGAAGGAAAAATTAATCAGTTCCGTGCTAACAGCATTTCAGGATTTACATTATTCGACGGTGGCGATACCACATTCGACGGTGACTTATTAACCGTAGATCGTTCTTATAGATTTGTTGTTAATGCACAGGATCAATTTAGATATAGTTCAGTAAGTAAAGAATTTATAATTACAATCAGCGAAGGTACACTAACTCTGTATAGTAATATCTATACCAAACCTTTGCCTAAACAATCAAAGAGAGAATTGTTTTATAACTTTATCAATGACACAACTGTGTTTACTCCAGAAAAAATTTATCGCTTAGGCGATCCTAATTACGGATTACAGACAGAATTAAAAATGTTAATCTATGCTGGAATTGAGAGTAAAGCAATGCCAGAATATATTGCTGCCATATCAAAGAACATTCGACGTAAACGTTACAGAATTGGTAATCTTAAAAAGGCCATTGCTAAAGTACAGGGCACTAACGACATTGTCTATGAAGTGATTTATCTTGAAATATTAGATGATTATGAAATTGCTAATAAATCTGCGGCCAGCAGAATTAAGTTGGACAGAGGTGTAAACAGCCCAACAAAAATTAATCAAGCAAGACGTAATCCAGTGGACGGTTCCCTAGGAACTGTTGACGGTAACGGAACTGTTACCTACGGAAGTACATACATTAATGGCAAACTAAATGAACAAGCATTTGACAGATTTAGTCCTATGTCGACACCTGTGACTATCGATACAGCAAATGTTATGGTCAGTGGCAATGATACAGAATATGTTTACCCTAGCAGTATTAAAAATGTTAGAGCAAATATCTCAGAAGTAGGATTAACTGAAAATGAATTCCTGCCACTTTGGATGACTACTCCACAGGATGCTAGAACTGCGGCTACAGGATTTGTTAAAGCAGTACCTCTATGCTACTGTAAACCTGGCGAGGGACAGTATATTTTAGACAACATTATTAACAGAAACTTTGATTTTAATCAGTTAGATTTTGAAATTGACAGATTTATCATAGATTCTGACATCAACGATGTGCAGGAAAAATACCTAAAATTCTCCGATGCACGTTATAACATATGATAAATATCAAATAAAGGATACCCAGTAAAATGACATACCGCGAGACCCAAATAGATGAAGCGTTCCCAGTAGCGGGCGTAGACAACGAAAGCCAAGGCTTCCGTGATAACTTCTCAGCAATTAAAGATACGCTAATTCAGGCCAAGTCTGACATTCAAGATTTACAAGCATCTAGACTAGACATTTCTAGTCCAGAAACAGATCTTAGCGGAAACACCATTGCTAATGCAAACCTAAAAGGTGCCAGTTTCGAATTTAATGCAGGTGGCAACATTGTTGCTAGTCAAAACGTAAGTTTTACCAGCGGAGCATATCATGTGTACACATTGGCTGCAACAGATCCTGACGCAGGAAGTCCTTTAGAACTTACATTCTCTGACTTACCAGCAAGCGGAACATTGGCTGTTATTAGAGTTCATTTATATGGAAATGGTACAGAACAATTCTTTTCCTTTAACACAGAATCCATTGGTGACTTCTATGTAGAATCAGGATGGCCCGGTACACAAAGCGTTACTAGTTCGACAAGTCCAAAGATTTTTGAATTCTGGACTTACGATGGTGGCGTAAACGTATTTGGAAGATACTTAGGTAACTTTACAGCACTATAATGCACCCACTAGCAGAAGATTTTTCCAAACTAAAGGATGTGGAACTTGAAACTAAGATCCAAGATCTTAGTAGAAGATATTTCATGGCCGCTAGTAACTCTGGAGTTCAACAGCAGATTATTATGTTGTTGGACATGTATAAAGCAGAACTAAACATTCGCAGACAAAAACTCTGGGAAGAACAATACCAAAAACGAGACACAGATCTTGACAGCCTCATTAATGTAAGTTAAAATACTTGCATGAGGATTGATAATTTAGGTATTCCAGTATATTCAGCCAAAGACATCTTTGATTTAATTTACCAAGGTAAATTGGATGTCTTGCCTAATATTTTGGCAGAGCCTGACGATACAGACGTTAAGCAGTTTAATCTACATACTGAATCTGTAAAAATACGAGAATATCAAGAACCACAACTTTCTAAAACAGAGTTTGATTCCTTAATGCAGAGTAATTGGAATATGCCTGAGGAATACAAACAAATGGACATTGAAGGGTTCCTTGTTAACGAATGTCCTAAAGAAAACTACCAAAGACTAATAGAAGAATTACAAGAGTATAGAGAAAGAAATATGCTGGATCTACTACGCTGGCTAAAATACTTTGTAGATACTTGTCGTAAGGAAGGTATAGTTTGGGGTGTAGGAAGAGGAAGTAGCGTAGCCAGTTATGTACTATACTTAATTGGTGTACATAAAATTGACAGTTTGAAATATAATTTAGACTGGCGCGAATTCCTGAGATAAGTACATATATTAAGGAGGACATTAAAATGCCCATGAAACCAGCACCAAAGAAAGTTTATCGTACAGCCAACGGTAGAACTGTAGATATGGATCTATTGCGTCAACGCAACGAATTAACTCCAGCAGTAGGTAATGCTCGTGTTAATGCCCGCGGAGACGAACTAGGACCTGGTGGTCAAATTCTTCGCAAACGTGAAGATATTCTAAAAGACTTTTACGAACAATCCGAATTACCACAAGAAAAGGAATAATAAATGGCGGTAGTTAAAGGAACCATTAGACCGTTACATGACAAAGTCATTGTAACAGATATGGATTTCGGTGATACTAAAACGCAAAGCGGTATCATCATTCAAAGCGATGACGGCAAGGATCGCGGCATCCATCCAAGATGGGCTAAGGTATTTGCTGTTGGTCCAGAACACGATGAAGAATACGGAGTCGGTGATTGGATATTAGTTGAACACGGACGATGGACTAGAGGTATCAAGTACGAAAATGAAAGCGGTGAAGAAATTACTATTCGTATGATTGATAACGAAGCAGTTATGATGTGGGACGACGAAGAACCTAAAGACATGATTATTGGACACCTATGACAAACCCATTTCGAGATCAAGAAAAATTCATGGTTGCTTGTGACCAAAGCGTAGATGATTACGACTTTTCACAATATGACATGTACTTAAAATTAATTGAAGAAGAATATAAAGAACTTCAACTTGCAGTTGCCGCCAATGATGATGTTGAACAATTGGATGCCTTAATTGATATTTTGGTTGTTACCATCGGTGCTATACATAGTATGGGAGCAGATGCCGAAGGTGCTTGGAAAGAAGTTATGAAAACTAACTTTGCCAAGATCGACAAAGAAACTGGCAAGGTTCGCAAGCGTGAAGACGGAAAAGTACTTAAACCGCTCGGTTGGACTCCTCCAGTATTAGAACCATTTGTTACCAAAAAATAACACCAAAGGGTCTTGACGGACCCTTTTTTATTCTGTATAATAAAAAAATGAACTGTGATATTTGTAAAAAAGAATATAGTCCAGATTGCGACTACAAACAAGGAAGGTGTCCGCACCACAAACCAATGATAGATATTCAATCTAAAGATACAAGTAAGTGGCATTTTAGAATCAGCATCGTTAAAAGCGGAATGAGATTTGCCGCAGGTTATAGATTAATCCAAGGCGATTTAATTGGAGCAGGAGTGTTTATTATTATTGCTGAAGTATTAGGAATTGCGGAGGAATTATTTTGACAGACGAACGATTAGAAGAATTATACGGAACGTATCTGTCATTCACAGATACCATGGCTGGAGAATACGGGCCATTGCCTGTAGCGGCTATTATGATTGCACAGGCACTGACCATTTATAAATCTGCGCTAAGTCCAGAAGAATATGACACTATGGTGGATAATATTAGTGAAAGCAGAGATCAAGTTAAAACTTTTCAAAAGGCATCGTTACAATGAAAGAATTATGGGTAGAAAAGTATCGTCCTAAAACTGTAGATGGTTATGTGTTTAAGGATGAAACACTAAAACAGCAAATTGAAAAATGGATTAGTCAGAAGGCTATTCCGCACTTGCTGTTTAGCGGCAATGCTGGTACAGGCAAAACTACACTGGCTAAAGTATTGTTAAATGAAATCGGTGTCGAAGACACAGACATTCTTATTGCTAACGGCAGTAAGGAAGGTCGTAAAATTGAATGGATTGATAAACTAATCGGTTTTTGTCAAACTATGCCGTTTGGCGACTATAAAGTTGTGCTGATCGACGAAGCAGATTATATGAACAAAGATTCTGTTCAACCAGCACTACGTAACTTAATGGAAGATTACAGTAACAGCGTTCGCTTTATTTTTACTTGTAACTATCCACACAGAATTATTACTCCAGTTAAAAGTCGTTGCCAAGAAATTAAAATTGAACGCACAGACATTACAGAGTTTACTGCTCGTGTAGCAACTATTCTTGTAGAAGAAAATATCGAATTTGACTTGGATACACTGGACACTTATGTCAAAGGTACATATCCAGATTTGCGTAAGTGTATTAACAACGTTCAAATGAACAGTTTGGCTGGTAAATTAATACTGCCAGATGCTGTAGAAGGTAGTGCAGATTACAGAGTTGAAATGGTTGAACTGTTTAAGAAAGGCCGTATTCAAGAAGCACGTAAACTGTTATGTAGTCAAGCCCGTCCAGAAGAAATGGAAGAAATCTACACTTGGATGTACAACAACATTACTCTGTTTGGCAAGGACGAGCATACACAAGACAATGCTGTGCTGGTAATTAAACAAGGATTAGTGGATCACGTATCTATGGCAGATCCTGAAATTAATCTAGCGGCCACGCTGATTAGATTAGCAAGACTCAATGAAGCCTAAGTTAGTAAAAGCATACATGAAAACTGCGGAAACATTCGCAGAACTCAGTCATGCTCGTCGATTACACGTAGGTGCCATTGTAGTTAAAGACGATAGAATTATTAGTATTGGCTACAATGGTATGCCAGCAGGTTGGGATAATAACTGCGAATATGAGATTTGGGAAGATAACGGCGACGATGAACCTGAAACAGTTTTAAAAACTAAACCGGAGGTACTACATGCCGAAACAAACGCCATTGCTAAATTGGCCCGTAGTAATGAGTCTGGGCTTGGTGCTAATATTTTTATTACTCATGCTCCTTGCCTCGATTGCGCCAAACTTATCTATCAGTCTGGCATTAATCGTGTTTACTATGGTGAAAACTATAGAGATGACTCGGGGGTCAAGTTTCTCAAAGCATCGGGCATCGAAGTAAAACAAGTGGAGGGGGATTAACCCCTCCTAGGTTTAATCACCGTAAATAGACAACACCTCCTTTACTGCTTCGTGTCTTTCGATATCTTTCATACCAAATTGCACGACGCTTAACAAATCTAGTTGTTTATTTGCCAATCGCTCCGTGAAATCAATTAAACCGTTATCTTCTAATCTATCGGCTTGTCTTAAATCACCGGTTACGACCATCTTAGAGCCTTCTCCCAATCTCGTTAGCAACATCTTCATTTGATTTGGCGTAGCATTTTGCATTTCATCTGCAATAATGTATGCCTTCTTGAAGGTTCGACCTCTCATATATGCTAACGGGCTAATTTCAATAACACCTTCTCGGATCATATTCTCGATATCGCGAGCGTAATAGTACTCGGCTAGCACATCAAAGATGGGTCTAGTCCAGGGAGCCATTTTTTGCTCTAGGGTACCAGGAAGGAATCCATGATCTTCGTCTACAGAAACAGCAGGGCGTGTTACCACGATTTTATCTACCAACCCTTCTTTAAAGAGTTTAATACCGACTTGACACGCTATCAGCGTCTTGCCCGTGCCAGCGGGGCCCAGAGCAAAAACTATGTTTTTTGATGGGTCTAATAGTTTAAATAGATATTCTTCCTGATTACGGTTGCGCGGAATTACGTGTACGCTCTTTTTCTTCTGTGGAAGACTTTGAGGAAGTGTGTGTTGAAATGGTTGAAACTCAATAACATTTGCTCGAGGATTATTATAGCCCTCGTTGGCAAAACGTTTTTTGGCTCTTTTTGTCGTCATTAACTGCTCTCCTTTTGAGGCGTAGGACGTCATATTGTCACACTTCTTGTAGGACAACTGAGAGGTCCTACAAAAATATTTAACATCTAGAAGAAAAATAGAACTGATACTATATCAAAATCGTCTAGATAAATACTTCATCGAGGGATGACTGAAAAATGCACGATATTTTAGATATTATAGAAAACATCAACACCATATATAACAACAATAGTAGCCTTGCAATCCTTAAGGATTTCGAGCGTGTATTTGACGAGTTGGATATGTATGTATTTGAAAACTGGCGCGATGGAGAACTTATCAAAGGACCTGTCGTTGACCGTCATTGGGTCAGTGCTAGTTTTATGTGGCCTCACAAACAAATGCCTAACCCGCAGGCCGCAAAGCGTTTGATGGAATACGGCTGTCGAGTAATTTACAAAAAAGATACATTAGTCAAGCCTAGAGAAATTAAAGAACCTGACGACATTCGTCCAGGTACAAAACTTGGTAAACTAGACGAGCATCCAATTTGGATTGTAGAAGTACAGATGCCTAAGAAGTTAATGTTAGAAATTTTCCGTGGATATCATAACCAATTAATGGACGAACTAGAGCCAGCAAATAATGAAAAGGCGCCAGAGCTTACACCTCCACCAGCAGGTGAAGCCACAGCAGGCGCACCACCAGCGGCCGCAGCCGCTCCAGCACCAGGAGGAGAAGCAAGTGCCCCACCAGCCGCTTAATGAAACAAGTTTACTAGCCAACGATCTAGTTAATCTAGTAAATCGTGTATTCGAAGTAGACAATTATAAATCTAAAATGGGCGACGACGAAGATGTCGTTGTTTTAAGTTTTACTGTGGAAAGTCGCAGTCCGGCAGAAGACTTAGTTAGTTTTGTAGAAAAAGGTTACGACTTTGTTCTAGATGCTGACATGAGTCCCGGTGAATTAGAAGATGGAAAATATCGTGTGTTTGTAGAATTACAAAGAACAAGTAAAGTTACAGAACAAATCAGCGATATGTTATATGGTATTTCTAAACTAGCAGGCATTGACAAGTTTGCTTTTAGATATCATAAGAGTTTTGATAGCCTAGAGGCTAATCAAGAAAAACTAGATGAAATTATTCCTACTAATCCTATGTTGTACAAACAACGTATGCAGGAACAGGAACTAAATAGTTACGAACAGTTCTTCAACAATAGTATGTTAGAAAGTGTTCGTATGCACGGCGACATTATTGAATTTAAAAAGGTGTACGCTGAGCCATTAAAGTTCAAATATCTAGTTTCCGGCGGTACAAGAGAAGTATTAGAAAGTGTCGAAGACAGGATTGCTGTCTCATACAACGACATGGCCGAAGTTATGTTTTTAACCAAGTACATTGGCAACTACAACATTACCAAACTGGGCAACAAGTTCATGTTTGAAAACAAAGGCCGTGCAGTTATTTTGGAGAAACTATAATGAGTTTTACGTTTGATTTTAAGAAAGAGCATTTAGCAGATATTATTCATGGCAATCCTTATGTGGATCACTGGTATCATGCGTTATGCGAAATACTTCCAGAGTATGATATTAATACTCCAGAACGTGTAGCGGCTTTCCTAGCACAATGCGCTCATGAAAGTGGTGGGTTCAAATTCTTAAAAGAAAATTTAAATTACAAAGCCGCAAGTTTACGCAAAGTATTTCCTAAGTATTTTCCAACAGATGAATTAGCACAAGCATATGAAAAGAAACCAGAGAAAATCGCTAACAGAATTTATGGCAACCGCATGGGTAACGGACCAGAAGAGTCCGGAGATGGTTTCCGCTACTGTGGCAGAGGTCTTATCCAACTTACCGGAAAAGACAATTACAGTTGGTTTGCCGCTAGCCTTGAAATCCCAGTTGAAGAAGCATCAGAATACCTAGAAACATTTGAAGGTGCTGTACAAAGTGCCTGCTGGTTCTGGGAAACAAATAACCTAAACCAATGGGCAGACAAGGGCGACATCCTTACATTAACAAAACGCATTAACGGCGGAACAATTGGTTTAGAAGACCGTATCAAGCATTACAATCACGCACTACACGTATTAGGAGCATAATATGTGGCTACTTGCGTGGGTACCAGATAGTTTTTTACTGTGGATTATTCATACAGTTCTTCTGGCAGGTATTGTAGGAACAGTTCTAAGTTTCTTTTTATTACATAGAATTGTTCGCTGGTTTCCAGCATTAGCACCATATCACTTATTAATTCAAATAGTCAGCGTGACTTTATTAGTAGGCGGTGTTTATTTCAAAGGTGGATACGACACAGAAGCAAGTTGGAGAGCTAAAGTTGCAGAACTAGAACTTCAAGTTGCTAAAATGAACGACCAGTCCACAGAACTTAATAAAAAGTTAGAAGACGAACGAAAGAAAAAACAAAAAGTTCGTGTTGAATATTACAACACCGTTAAAACTGAAATTAAAGAAGTTGAAAAACAAATTAACGCAGATTGTAAGTTAGATCCTAAAGTCAATGATCTAATTAACAAAGCCGCTAAGAATCCGGAGGCAAAATGAAAAGATTACTCCTATTGATTCCCGCAGTATTGTTAACTGGTTGTTTAACAACAATTCCACCATTTCCTGAAGTTCCTAAAGAATTGCTGGAGGCTTGCCCAGACTTAAAAACTGTAGATCCACAAAACGACAAATTAAGCACTATTGTAGATACTGTAGCAGATAACTACAAACAATACTACGACTGTAAGGCTAAAGTTGACGATTGGATCGAATGGTACAACGGGCAGAAAAAAATCAGAGATAGTGTTAAATAATAGTATATTATAAAGGAGCCGAGAAGTGGCATTACATGATTCAATTTTAAAACTAATCAATAAAGAACCTAAGGACGAAAGCGCACCAAAGCCAGCACCCGGTTCTCGCAGTGAGCGTGAAGCAAAGATTAAAGATAAAGCAGGTATGGTTATTTCTGTATTTGCATTATTCCTAGCAGTAAACAGTTGGTACGGTGGTAAATTGTCTAGTACAGTTTTAAACAATACACTAGGTGCTAACAATGCTTGGGCACAATATCAAGCGAAAAACAATCGTTTAGTTAGTTACGAAATTGCTAGTAAGACTACTAGCGATCCTAAACTACGTGCAGAGTTTAAAGCAGAAGCAGAACGCATGGACAGTGATAAGAAAGAAATTGCTGTAAATGCACGTAAGATGGAAGCAGAGCGTGAACACGCTAAAAAATCTAGTCCATGGATTGGTTATGCTAGTACAGCATATCAGTTAGCCATTGTTGTTCTATCAGCAAGTATTCTTGCAGTTAGTATGGCAATGTTTTGGAGCAGTTTTGTAGTAGCAGGTATCGGACTAGTATTAAGCCTAAACGGTTTATTCCTCTGGTTCTAAAAATTAAAAGGAGCGAATATGAGCGAGTATAAAGATATGAGTGATTCAGAAAAGAAAAAAGAAGATTGGATGAACAGTAAATGGCGTCCAATGATGGGCTGGTTATACATGGGCGTTTGTGCATTTGACTTCGTTCTATTTCCAATCCTATGGTCAATGTTACAAGCAATTATGCACGTATCACAAATTACACAATGGCAACCATTGACATTACAAGGTGCTGGATTATTCCACATCGCAATGGGTGCTGTTCTAGGTATCGCGGCAATGGGTCGCACACAAGAAAAATTAGCAGGAGCAAACAATGGCGGAGCACCAACCACAGCACCAAGCGGCTTTACAGCACCTAGCGCACCTTCAACAGGATTTGGTGCCGCACCTGGGACTTTCGGTTCTGCAACACCAAGCCCAGCACCAGCACCAAGTGGCTTTGGCGGAGGCGGGTTTGGAAGCACACCTAAGGCAACTCCAGCGCCAGCAGTAGGATTCTCAAGCAGTGGCAAACCAATGCCTGTACAACCAGAACAACCAGAACTCTAAAAGGAGAGACAAATGAAAACATTCTTAGCATTATTATTAACAGCGGCATTTGCAATGCCAACAATGGCTGCTGAAGAAGCACCAAAAACTAAAAAGGCTTGCGTAACTCAAAAGGACGCAAAAACTGGTAAGGAAAAAGAAGTTTGTAAAACAGTCAAAGTACACAAAAAGCACGAAGGTACCAAAGTAGAAGGTACTAAGCCAGATACAGCGACTAAGAAATAAATTCTTGACATCCTAAGAAAGGTATAGTATAATTACTACTATACCTTTTTTCATCATACACTATGGATTATTATTCAATACTAGGAGTTTCAAAATCTGCTAGCCAAGACGATATCAAAAAAGCATATCGTAAATTGGCTTCAAAGCACCATCCTGACAGAGGCGGCGATACTTCTAAATTTCAACAAATTGAAGAAGCATATCGCACCCTTAGTGATGACCAAAAACGAGCTCAATACGACAACCCAATGCCACAGTATAGTTTTCATACTGGCAATATGAACGACATGAATGATTTGTTTGGTGCCATGTTTGGTGCTAATCCCTTTGGTGCTGGCTTTAGACAGCAGTCCAGAAAGAACAGGAATATCAATATCCGTGTCGAAATGACTTTAGAAGAAATACTTGTCGGCAAAGAAGTTACTGGCAGTATCAGATTACCTAGTGGAAAAGAACAGGCACTACAATTAAGTATTCCTGCAGGTGTACAAAACGGTGACTCAATTCGTTTTAGAGGATTAGGAGACGACAGCATTCCTAATATGCCTAGGGGCGATGTAATAGCACAAATTATTGAACTTCCACATCCAAGATTCAAACGTGATGGCAGGAACTTATATGCAGAAGTAGAAATTTCTGCGTTTGATGCTATGTTAGGAAAAACAATCCGCTTTAAAACATTAGAAGACAAAGAATTAGAAATCAAAGTTCCGGCAGGCATACAACCTAGTCAAATGATTAAGTGTGATAGTTACGGACTTCCAGTCGGTCCACACAATCATCAAAGAGGAAATTTGTTTATACAAGTACAAATTACAATTCCCAAAATACTATTCACGGAAGATAAGATTCAAATTGAGCAACTTTCAGACCGTTACAGAACCTAAAGATTTTTATCTTAGAACAGATCCAGACCCAATACTCTATACAAAATTAGAGCCCTTTGATTTTAATTGCGGCATCGATCCTAACCAAATAGAACAAGCCATGGTCGAGATAATGCTAGGCGGCCGTGGCATCGGCATTGCCGCTAATCAAGTTGGATTTGATCGCAGAGTTGTTGTAGTCAAACCTAGTGGGCAAGAACCATTTGCCATGTTTAATCCCGAAATTGTCAGCGGATCCGACGAGTGTATAGACGAGGAAGGCTGTTTGAGTTTTCCAAATTTGTTCATAAAGATTAACAGATTTAATAATATTACAATAAAATATCTTGACAAGACAGCAAAAGAATGTACAATTACATTAAGTGGTTATGACGCCAAGTGTATTCAACATGAAATTGACCACTTAGACGGCATTACTTTTACCAAAAGAGTAAGTAAGTTAAAGTTAGATTTAGCACTGAAAAAACAGAGGAAATTAAATGGTAGAACCAAGTGATCAACTGCAAGTAGTTTTTGAAAAGGCTGTTGCAGACTGTAAAAAATTAGGACACGAATATGTCACGCTAGAGCATCTTATTTTTGCTATGCTCTGCGAAGAAAAGTTCTACGAACTTCTTGTAAACTTCGGTGGTGACGGGGATTACATTAAAAAGAATCTCGAACACTATCTTAAAAATCAATTAGACGAAATTAAAATAGATCCAATTCCCAAAGGATTTAAACCTAAGAAGACTCAAACTGTTGAGCGTGTTCTTAATCGTGCATTCACACAAGTCCTTTTCAGCGGACGTCAAAGCATTGAGCTTGTAGATGTGTTTATGAGCGCACTTAGCGAAAAGCGCAGTTACGCTGTATTCTATATTAATAAGGGCGGCGTGGATCGTGAAAAGTTTGCTGATTTTATTAACAGCGAAATCGATGAAGACGAAGAAGAACAGGTCACAGATGCACAAAGTGAAAAAGCACTGAAAGCATTTACTACTAACCTCAATGACCAAGTCAAGAAAAATAAAATCGATCCAGTTATCGGTAGAACTGAAGAACTAGAACAAATTGCGCTAGGGCTCGGTCGCAGAACTAAAAATAATGTATTGTTAGTAGGCGACCCTGGTGTAGGTAAGACTGCTATCGCAGAAGGCCTAGCACATAATATTATTAATGGTGCTGTTCCTGACTTCTTAAAAGAATATACAGTCTATAACTTAGACATTAGTGCTATGCTTGCTGGTAGTAAATATCGCGGTGACTTTGAAGAACGTTTTAAATTAGTACTTAAGGCACTAACAGGCAAAGGCAAAACTGTATTGTTCATCGATGAAGCACACATGATTAGTGGCGCAGGCGCAGGTGGACAAGGTAATGCCAATGACTTGGCTAATATGATGAAGCCTGCTCTAAGCAAAGGCAACATTAAAGTAGTTGCATCTACTACTTGGGAAGAATATCGTAAGTACTTTGAAAAGGATCGTGCGTTAATGCGCCGTTTCCAACGCATCACTGTTGACGAGCCTACTCCAGAAGTAGCAGTAGATATTCTTAAAGGTATTAAGAAGTATTACGAAAAACATCACGGTGCTGAAATTACAGATGCGGCTATTGAAACAGCAGTTAAATTATCTGTAAAATATATGACAGATAAGAAATTACCAGATAAAGCAATTGATCTAATTGATGTGGCTTGTAGTCGTTTCAATATTAAGAACGCAGAACATAAGATTGTCGATGTTCCTGAGATTCAATACGAATTAGCAAAAATGGTTAAACTTCCCGAAGACACAGTCAAGGAAAAAGAAAACGAAAATCTTGTTAACCTTGAAAAGAACCTTAAAGGTGAAGTTTATGGGCAAGATGAAGCCATTGACGAAATCGTTGATAAGATTCTTGTAGCACAAGCAGGACTTAAATCTGATAATAAACCAGTGGGTAGTTTTGTATTCATGGGGCCAACTGGTGTTGGTAAGACTGAAGCCGCAAAACAACTTAGTAAACAGTTAGGTGTTCCACTTATTCGCTTTGACATGTCGGAGTATCAAGAAAAACACAGCGTATCTAAGTTGATTGGTAGCCCTCCTGGATATGTTGGCTTTGAAGAAAACGCTGGCTTGTTGATTACTAAACTACAAGAGAATCCACATTGTGTTCTATTGTTAGACGAAATTGAAAAGTCACATCCAGATGTAGCAACTATCCTATTACAGATTATGGACAATGGTTTTGTAACAGGATCTAATGGTAAAGTAGCAGATGCTCGTAACATTATTTTGATTATGACTACTAACCTTGGCGCACAAGATGCTGAAAAGAACGTTATTGGTTTTGGTAGTCAAGATAATGACTACGAAGATAAAGAACTTAAGAAATTCTTCGCTCCAGAGTTCCGCAATCGTTTAGATGGTGTTGTTACATTTGGTAAACTAAGCAAAGAAACAATGATTAAAATTGTTGGCAAGTTCTTAGTTGAGTTAAAAACACAGGTCAAGGATAAGGGCATTAAGATTACAATCAGCAACGAAGCAATTGACTACTTGGTAGATAAGGGCTTTGATAAGAAGATGGGTGCTCGCCCATTGCAACGTGTAATCGATAAGGATATTAAGCGTCCATTATCCAAACTTATGTTGTTTGGTGGTCTGAAACAGGGTGGAGCAGTAAACATCAATGTTGAAGACGATGAAATTAAACTCGAATTACAGAATGAAACTGTACAAGCAAACATCTAAATTGTTTTTTGACAAATATGTCAACAAGATTAGTGTAATAAATGTTTTTGCTTCGGAGTTTCGTAGCAGAACTATCGCTCGGGCAATGGCTTCAATCAAGATTCTTAGTGATCAAATTGAAGCCGTCCCGGATGGTAGAGTACAACTTAGATCCTGGCGTAAGAAATATGCTACAGTCAGTGATGTAATCTACATAAACAAACTTGTAGATTTACTTAATAAAGAAACTGATTTTTTGTTGCGTGTAGAAAGCGACACATTAAGCATTTACACCAACAGTGATTCTTTATTAGATGCTGTTCAACTATTAGGACATGTTAAAGAAGTAACTAAACCTGCAGACGATAAAGTTAGGAAGTTTCTATTAACTAACCCTAACTGTATTATATCTAAAAAGTATACGCACAAGTATAGAGTAACTGTAAATCCTCTACGTGATTCTAGCGAAAGTTTCCACGCATGGGCAGAGCAGATTCCCAGCATTAAACTGCTAAAGCGTACATACCACTCCGAAGGCTACTTTTACGCCGCAAATGAAAAGACCCTAGGAATGTGCAGACTATTCCTGGGCAATAAGATACGCAGAGTGGACGAAATGTACCTAATCAGCGAAATTTAATACAGTTGTAAAATAGCATAAATACTCTATTAGTGGAGTATGTATATCCGCGGCTCTATGCAGAACATGGTGATTATATGAAAATAAATGATGTAGATAAGCAAGCAGAACAGTTTAAAGACGTCGATTTCGTCGATGATTTAAAGTTTTTTATGCACAACGACCCACGTTTTTATCGTAAGGTAGTTTATCCTGTAATCGCTGAATTAAAAGGCAAGTTGAAATCCGGCGGCAAGTGCAACGAAATGTCATTTATGCCCTGCATCGATAAAGCCATACCAGTTTATTGCAATAAATTCAAAATCACCCAAAACCCAAAAGTATTATTCGATCCCGAAGAAGTACAGGACTTGGCTGTTAAAATGTTCCACGAAGAAAAACATAACATCGAAAACGGTGTTTATGATGGGAGAGATGAATGATCCTATTAGAAGGTGGAAATGTATTTCCTGATGTAGAACCATTTGGCAAGGATGAAGCCAAGGAAGTACTAGCCAAGGCGCAATCAATGATGCCGCAGGGCATTGATTTAATTCCTGTTGGCAGTGCCGGCCATAAAGCCAGTTCTGGAGACATGGACTTAATGGTCGACGAGCAGTCCATGTTAGACTTTTTTAAAGTTAAGACAGCCAAAGAAGCAAGACAAAAATTAAAAACATACTTTCAAGATAGAGGCACCGAATCTGCACTAACTGGCATCAATGTACACATTAAAGTTCCTAACGGCGATAAGTTTGCACAAGCAGATATTATGTTTGTTAAAGATGCTGGCTCTGTTAGTAAATTTCATCAACACGATTATAGCATTGAAAATACTCCATTCAAAGGTTTACATAAGCACATACTACTTTCCAGTATTGCTAAAGAAACTCGTAACCAAAGATATCCTTACGGACTAATGTGGAGCGGATTCCAAGGGCTGTTTGCCCGAGATGAAAATGGAAAGAAGGCAGACTTTGTTTCTCACAATGCAGACGAAGTTGCTAAAATTTTAATCGGTGCTCATGCTACTGCCGCTGACTTAGGTAATGTAGAAAGAATTATTGCCGCACTACCAGGTAAAGAACAAAATCCAAAAATTCAACACGCACTAGCCGATGAGAACTGGCCTGGCAACGAAGGCAAAAAGCCTGAAGATGTTAAAGAAGGTTCTGCCGAATGGTTCTCATGGATGCAAGGCGTAGTAGAAGGTACTTATGGACGTTACTGGTGCAGTACAGATAAAAAATGGAAACAACGTAAAGGTCCCAAGCAGTCAAGGGGCGAAGAATGAGATTAAGAGAACTATTTGTTGAATCCACAGAAACAGTTAAAAAGAAACTGGGCCGTGCATTCAACCATCTCGAAGATCTAGTTTTCTTCTACGGCATCGACGGTACCATCGAAGCATTAGACCACGTTAAAGAAATCGCTACACAAGAAGGTTCTGAAAGCATTCGCATGAAATGGGACGGTAATCCTCAAATCTATTGGGGTCGTGAAACAAAGAATGGACCATTAATTCTAGCAGGACACAACGGTTGGGCACGTGGTGCTAAGACAGATAATCCAGAAGCAGTAAAAGATTTTATTGCTAACAAGAGCGGTACACCTAAGACAGAAGAAGAGCGTAAACAACGTGAAGAATTTGCCGCCAAGTTTGCAAATTTATATCCAGCATTTGATGCGGCAACTCCAAAAGATTTTGTAGGCTTTGTCTATGCTGACGCATTATTTTTAAACAGGCCCGATTTAAAAGACGGAGTATACACATTCTGTCCAAATCCTAAATCACAAACTTGTTATCATGTCAGAGGCGACAGTGATTTAGGTAAGCGTATTGCTTATGCAGATGTAATGGTTGTCGGTCATGCTTATTTCCCACAATTTGGAATGGATGACAGTGAACAAGAACCGTTAGACGATTTTGATCAATTTAATGCTAATCCTAAATTAATTGTACAAGGTCCGATATACAATAAAAAATCTGTTAGTATCGATACTAAGATGATTGATAACATTGAAGGTTATGCACAACAACACGCAGAACAAATCGAAGGATTCTTGTCCGATACTGCTGGGTTAAGTGACCTTAAGAATATATTCTACACCTATGTAAATCAAACAGCAAGAGCTAAACAGTTAAGCAGTTTAGGTTTACAGAATTTTAACGCATGGTTGGAAAAGTCAAAAGTTAGTGCAGGAAAACAAGAAAAAATACAGGCTAAAATAGAAGCCCATCCTAACGCTGTAGATGCTATATTTTCTCTAGTTAAACAAATACAATCAATGAAAAACCAAATACTTGCACAGGTTGAAGGCGAGCAAGGAGATATCTGGGACACAAACGGAGAAGGTCGTGTACGCTATGCTGGCCCTGAAAAGAAATTCGGTAATGTAAAGTTAGTAAACAGAGACCAGTGGACTCCTGGGGAATAATATGAGATTAAGAAATTTATTTGAAAATAAAACAAGTGAAGTAGCCATTATATTTGGTCGATTCAATCCTCCGCACAAAGGACATAAAGCCGCTTGGGAAACTGCCGCTACTAAAGATGTATGGTACGTTGGTACTAATGAAAGTACTGTAGGACCAAAAGACCCACTGCCATACAATGTAAAAACAGAATGTATGAAAGTTATTTGGCCTGATGTTACAGGACATATTGTTGCCGAAACAAGTTGGTTAACATTAGCCAGTTATGTATATCAGAAACACGGTGCAGTAAAATTAATCATCGTTACTGACGAAGCATGGGTAGTTCCTACTGTACAAGATTATAATGGAAAGTCTGGTCCGCACGGCGAATACAATTTTCCAGAAATTAGACTGTTCCACGACAGTATAGAAGAAGCAAAATTAGAATTACGTAAGAGCTCTGCTACAAGTTTACGTGAAGCAGTAGCCAAAGGCGACAGACAAGCATTTAGCGATGCCGCTGGCGTAAGTTCAGAAACACCTGTTATGGGTAAACCATTCTTTGACTTAGTTGCCGAGTACTTGATGCCCTATGAAGAAAAGGCGAAGGAAAAAGCAAAGAAAAAAGATTCTAAGAAAAAAGAAGAACCTAAGAAAAAAGAAGAGCCTAAAAAAGAAAAAGAACCTAAGAAGGAAAAAGATGCTATGAAAATGTCAGAATTAGAAGAAGGCCGTTACGGTAGTTACGATGCGTATCAACGCGATTACGATTCTAGTCGCACAGGCTTTGGACGTCGTGAACGCGAAGATGATGAATATGTTAATGGACCGGATCCAGAAGAGTATTCATTCCGTTTTACTCTTATTGACAAGGACGGAAATGAAGTTGAAAGAACACCCCGTGTAACTACTACTAAAGGTCGCGAACACGCAAAGAATTATGCTCACGATCACTACGTAAAAGCAGGATTTACTGTTGTTAAGGTTTCATAATAAATGAAACAATATAGAATCAGTACAGAAAATTTAAATCAAGACAGTCCAGACGACTGCTTACTTGATCCTTCTGATCCTATATACGAAATTAAATCTATGCAGTATCTTGCAGGCTTAGGTCATGCCGCAAGACTACACGAGTATCAGGGCAGTAACATCAGTGTTACTGGCAGTGATAAAGGCAGAATACAGAGAGAACAAAACATTAAACCTGGAACACCTGAGTGGTTTCAGTTATGGTTTAGTTTACCTTACATGACAGGCGAAAAACCGGTAAATAAAAAATGAGAGCAAGCGATTTAGAATTACCCCAAGGCATGGAAGTCTATGTAGACATGGACGGAGTTCTTGCAGACTTTTTCACAGAGTATGCTAAACTTGCTGGCATTAAAAGCGGAAACTACAGAGACATTCCACCAGCGAAGACTGATCCTACATTAAACAAAATGGTAGGAACAGACTTTTTTGCACGTCTACCAAAGTTTCCTACAGCAGACAAACTAATTGATATTGTAGTTGATGTGGCCGGTGGCTACAATATTTGTTCTAGCCCATTACGCGGCGACCACGAAGGCAGTGAAAAATACAAACGTATTTGGATCGATGAACACTTAAATCAACTGCCAGACAACATTTACATTGTTTCAAACAAAGCCAAGTACGCTAGAAATCCTAGCGGAATGCCTAACGTATTAATTGACGACAGAGGTAGTAATATCAGTGCTTGGGAAGCCGCTGGCGGTATTGGTATCAAATATCAAGCAGACGAAGATAGTTTACAAGTAATATTAGATGGACTTAAACGTGCTAAACGTGTGGGACAAGGTGAAGAAGAACACGAACCACAGCAGTTAAAAAGTCTAGATAGAAGTCAAGGAAAATTAATTGCCACTAGTGGTGACAAAGATGTAGACGAAGGTCGTAAGAAAAAACGCAGAAACAAATACGGTGCGTTATATGGACCAGGTCCTTACGGACTATATGGTACCGATGCAGGCTACAGTGGTGTAGGTAGTGTGCCTGCGGGAGACGGCGGTGACGGCGGCGGATTGATGGAAGCATGGACTCCAGATAAAAAGCAACGTATCAAAGACTTTGCATTATGGGCTATCAAACTTTTAGAAATAGAACAAGCACCACGTATTAAATTAGTAGGTGATACAAAGACTACTGCACTTGGATACTTTGATCCTGAAACACAAGACATAGTTGTATCTGTTAAAGATAGACATCAAATGGATATTATGCGAACACTAGCACACGAATTAGTGCATCGCAAACAAAACGAAGCAAGAGAATTAGATGGTGCAACTGGCAGTCCAGACGAAAACGAAGCCAATGCTCTTGCTGGAGTATTGCTACGTTACTGGGGTAAAATGAATCCAGAACAGTTTAACGAACATATTGTTAAAGTTAAAGGCGGTTACGAATTAAAAAGCAAACATGGTAATAAGAACTTAGGTAAGTATCCAACTCGCGCCGGTGCAGAGAAACGTGAACGTCAAGTACAATATTTTAAACACGCAGAAGAAGACCAGCACCCTAATGAAAAACCAAGAGGTCCTGAAATTAAACCTACAATGCCTAGAGGCACTGTTAGAGTTGATGTAAGTGATGTGTATGATTGGTACAAGTTAGGTAAGAATATTGCCAACTTAAAAAATTTATCAAATAAAGATTTTGGTAAAGGGCCTCCTAGTACTATTGTATCTTTTGGCAGTGAAGAAGAAGAGCACAAATATATTGCGGCTTTGAAAAAGTTGGGCCTTGATACCACAGACATTGACCCGGTTGATCCAAAGCGGCCTAAGAATATGCCGCGTCAAAAAGTTGATCCGACATTTAATGTAGATGAAAACTTTGCCGATGGAAAAAATCCACAAGATAAAGGTGATAGTAAACGTCACGGCATCACTAAAGGCATGAGCATAGCACAGTTAAAAAAGATACGCAGTAGCGATTCTGCTAGTCCACGTAAAAAACAATTAGCACACTGGCAAATTAATATGCGTCAAGGAAAAAAGAAATGAGATTGATAGACATTATAAACGAAGGTGTTATTGATATGATGGCTTTGGCTAAACGTGCCAAGGCATTATTAGCACAAGGACTAAGCGAACAACAAGCACAGGATAAACTTGTTAAAGAAGGTATTCCTGCAAGATTGGCCGCGCAGGCTGTACAAATGGCACAGATGAGCGAAACTGTTGCAGATCAACTTACCTTAGAAGCACCTATTGCCGCTACAGATGATCCTATGGATCCTATGATTCACAGTCACAATAAAGCAAATCCTATGACGTTAAAAGGACGCATTTTGCAAACACGTAAACAGTTACAAGAATTAGCACGTATGGCAGAAAGCGATGACCTAGCAACTTGGCATCAAATTACTAAGTTAGCCAAAGGCGGCATGTTCATGGGTTTAGAACAGAATTTAGAGCAAGTACGTCACGGTTTAGAAGAATTAGCCGCTAAACGTAAGAAGGGCGGAATGCAGAGTCGTGGAATCGATAAGTTTGACGAAACTGCAACACCGGGAGGCACTAGTGCAGGTATGGTTAGTGTGGGTCCTGTATACAAAAATAAAGCCGGAAAAACACCTAAAAATAAAGACGGTACTGCTAAAAATGCCCTAGATATGAAGGCTAATCTGTTAACAGGCGGCAGTATAGCAAAACGATAAATACAACACCAGGAGATTTTAACCATGCACGACCAGATGAGACCAGTTATGCCAGGACCAGTGGACGACCACGAAGGGGCTATGGCACGTTCAGAACTATATAGAGCCGCAAAGTACTCTATGAAATTGTTCCAAATGATTCAAGACGGACAAGATTTAGAAGGTTGGGTACAGGCTAAAATTACTAAATCTGCAGATTACTTAGATAGTGTATATCACTATATGGAGTACCAAGTTAAGTTCGGCGATGGCAGCAACGCATCCAACATCGACGACATTACAGGTGATGCTGAACAAGAGCTACCAAGCGAAGAGCCAGTGTCTGACATGGATGACGAAGAAAGGAAAATTGACGAAATGACTACATATGAACAAAAATTAGCATCCTTGTTAGAAGGTGCTGTTAAAGAAGCGTCTGGTGTACGTGCAACTGACAAAAAGAAAGGTCAAGTTGATAAATCAGAAAAGAAACAATACTTTGTTAAACTTGAAAAAGATAACAAAACTCGTGGTGTTACTACTGTTGCCGACGAAGGCGAAAGCCAAGGCGAAGTACGTGATCGTATGAAACGCGACAATCCAGGTTGGACTGTGGCCAGCATCCGTGTTAAGGATGAAATCGACGAAGCCGCAGAAAAAATTGCCAAGGCTGAAAAAGACGCCAAGAACAAGAAAGAAAAAGACAAGATGATTAAGGAAGCCCTTACACAAGTAGTCGAAAAGGCTGTAAGCAAAGCACAACAAAAATTTATGGGCATGGTACACGCCGCAAAGAAAGGCGAAAAGCCAGCCAGTAAGGAAGTTGCTAAAGTTGCTAAAGGCATGAAAGACAAAGATGCCAAAGACTTTGCTAGTACAAAGCATAAAGGTCTTCCAGAAAAGAAAAAGAAAACTGACGAAGGTCAAGTAATGAGCCCACCAGATGGTGCTACAGCCGCTCCTAAGAAAGATCCAAAGACTGGCAAGTATCCAAAAGTAACTTCTGGTCCAAACAAGGGTAAAGAGTGGAGCGAAAAGACTCCTGGTCCTACAAATCCAGCATTTAAAGAAGGTGCTGAAGCAGATAGCCCAACTGCAAAAGCACTCGCAAAATACGAAGAACAATACAAAACTGCTACAGGTGCCGATAAGACAAACTTAGCAAGAACTATTAGTGCTCTTAGAAAGAAATTAGAAGCCGAAGGTGGTACAACTGCTCCTACGCCAGCAGTACAAGAATCTAACCTAGTTAAGTCTATTGTTAGAAAAGTTGTTGCTGAAAAGAAAAAGGGCGATGGTAACTTAGCCAACAATGCTAAACCATATGACAAAGTAACCAAAGGTGATGTAGTTGCTGGTCGTTTAGGCAAAGACGAAATGGGCGGCAAAGCAGATAAGAAAAAAGAAACAGTTAAAGAATCTACTGACTTATCTCGTTTGAAATTCTTATCAGGCCTATAATATCATGGACATGAAACAAATTTTACAAGCACTAGATAAAGCATCTAGTCGTAGAGTAGAAGGCGCAAATGACATGCGCCGTTTCGTGTCTATTGTGCAGGAAAACAATACATTAAAAACAGTTGCTGACAAAGTTGCGTCTGCCGCTGATGCCGCAAAAGAAAAACTCAGCGACTTTAGACCGTATGATGAAAAAGCAGTGGCTAAGATGTATAATATTAAAACTGCAAATAAAAAAGAAGACAGCGATCTAGAAGAAGCAGGCAGACCTGGGGAGCCGGGTTTTAAACCCAATCTACAAATTCCAAATGCTCCTGCATTTCCACAGGGCGATTTTTCTAAACCAGGTCGTTACGATTTAGAAGGCGGTGAGAAACTTACAGTAAAGCAAGACGGTACTAGAGTACACGATAGCGGGTTTGGTTCATTTACCTACGACAAAGCAGGTAAAGCAATCAAATATTCTAGTCCAATGTTTAACGGCTATAGTCAGGAACACGATTTAGTCACTGGCAATATTACTGTAAAGTATATGAACGGTCCATTAAATGTTGTTAAGACCTATGACAAAACTGGCAAGGAAACAGGTGCCAGTGATGCCGAATACGATTTAGGTGTTGCAAAAGTTAGACGTCAACAAGATGCTAACAAGAATGTAACTAATACAGCATCTGTTCCTGACGGTGCTGCCACACACGTAGTACAACAGCAACAACCAGCAACTATGGAAACTAAAAAATCTTTCTTAGACTACCTTACATTAGCAGAAGAAAAGCAAAAAGGTGTCGATGGTAAGGCTTGCTGGGATGGTTACAAACGTATGGGTACCAAACAGAAAGGCGGTAAGACTGTTGATAACTGTGTCAAGGATGGAAAATGAGAGCCCTTGTCTTAGCATTAGCAATATCATTAACAGGTTGCGCTACTGTTAAGAGTTGGATTCCTAGTTTCAGCGATCCTAATCAATCAGCACGTATTATAGACGTGCGTCAAAGTGTAGCACAATTAGATTGTAAACAAGCACACGCACCACAGGTTAAAATTATCAAAGATAATTTAGAATGGTTTCAACTTTATAGTGAAAGCAAAGGTTGGCGTCAACAGGACGTTCTTAAGTTAGTTAAACCTATGCAGGAAACTGTAGATGACTTTTATAAACGCAGTACAGAAAAGCAGGGTAGCGAAACTTACTGCGAAATTAAAAAGAAATTAATGGCTACACAAGCGGATAAAGCCGCTAGTGCAGTTCTTGGGAGATTCTAATGATAGAACAGTTGCAGATGTTAACACAATGTGGTCGCCCATGGGCGGCTGAACGTGCCGCAGTGGCATTGCAGATATGTGAAGCACGTCAGCAAGGACAAATAGGCGAAGACGAGTTTAGAGAATTAATGCTAGACCTAGTCAGAACAGATAAATTAGAAGAAGAGGCAGACGACATAAATTTAAAAACTATGTTAGTCACAGCCGTATACGCAGTAGCACAGGTGGCATAAATGGAAGAATTAGCAAAAGCACTTAAAATAGTATTCGCATCAGAATTTAGTTTTTATCTAAAGGCACACTACTTTCACTGGAACGTAGAAGGACCTGATTTTGCAGAATTTCATGAACTATTTGGTAACATCTACGAAGAAGTATATGGAAGTATAGATACTTTTGCAGAAAATATTCGCAAGAGTGGTAGTTACACTCCTGGTAGTTTTGAACGTTTCACTATGCTTACTAAAATTGATGATGAAACAGAGATTCCAGATGCACTATCTATGACACAAATTTTATTAGAAGACTCTGATAAAATGGCTAACTTATTTGGCCTAGTGTACAAAATTGCAGAAACAAACAATGAATTTGGTCTTGCTAATTTCCTAGCAGATCGTCAAGATGCTCATCGCAAACATTCATGGATGTTGCGAGCAACTCTAAAATAATGGAAAACGAATATCCAGTTTACCCAGAGGAAGATGGCTATGACCGTCCGAGAAACCCTTACAGCCCTGTTTAATGACATTGTAGAAGGGTTAGCTCGCTTTGGATGCGGATTAGCCGGAATTCCTTATGAATTGTAAGAACATACCCTAGGACCGTTTGGGGTTATGTGCCCGGCTGCTGGGCTAATCAACGGATTCGCTACCCTGACGATTTAAAGTGAGCACTGATAAATACTTAATAAGATTTTGGGGACAAACAAATGGATATTAGATCAATTCTAAACAAATTGGATACTGTAGTACTTGCAGAGGCTATCACAATCAAAGACGTTGAAGCCGCAGTTGCTGGTAAATCAGACGAGCAAGAACGTGCAGAGATCCTTAATGACCTAGCATGGAAACACAAACTACCAGGTTTGTATGATCCTGTTAGCGGTTACTTTGTTGGCAAGCAAGGACAGCCAAACAGCATGGGTGGCAAATACAGTATTGCCGCAACTGCAACATCAAGCGCAGATAAAACACTTGCAGATCTAGGTTTAGTTCCACAAAACGCAAAAACATCTACAGCACTAGGACGTATGTTCCGTGGCGACGACAAAGGCGAACACGATACCGCAGTTAAAGGTACTAGTGACAAAGTTAATAAAGATCGCCAGACTGCCGAAATTAAAGCAGAAAAACTTCCGCAATTAGCGGACTTGGTTAAAAAGTTACAATCTATTACTGGTGGATCAGATACCGGAACAGCAAGTAGCGGAACTGGACTTAAGATGCCAGGCATGACTGCTAATGCTCCAAAACTTGGTGGATTAAAAGTTGGTGAAGGAAGTATCTTTGAATCATTGATGAGAGAATTCCAAGACGTAGTTGGTGATGTACCAATGCAAGAGCAACTAAGTCCAGAAGCCAAGGCAGTGGCAGATCAAATTAATGCGTTAATTGACGAATTAGAAACTTTAGGAGATGATCCAGAAGTACGTAAAGCAATCGATGATGCTAAGAAAACTGTTGCAGATGTTGAAGCAGCCGAAAAAGCAAAATACGATGCAAAGATGGATAAAGACTTAGATGCCGCAAGTGCAGAAGCAGATAAAGTTGCCGCTGATACTAAAGCATCTCAAGACAAGACTGCACAAGATAAGACTGCACAAGATAAGAAGACTGCTGGTGCAGATCCTGCAATTCAGAAAATTCAAGAACAACTAAAAGCATTAGGTGTTGACCCTGGTCCAATCGATGGTAAGATGGGTCCTAAAACTGTTGCTGGTATTAAAGCATTTGAAAAGATGGCAGGCAAACCAGAAACTGGTAAAGTTACTCCTGAACTATCTACACTATTGGCAGACGGTAAAAATATCGTTGCACGTAGTCAGTTAACACAATCATTAACTGCTATCGAAGCAATCGTTACTAAGTACAAAATTTCTGAAAGTGTAACTGAAGAAGATGTATTAGCAATGACTGAAAACGAAGCAAGAGCGTTTGTTATGAAAAATATCAAATACTTTAGCGAAGCAGAACAAATTGCTATTACAAGAGATTATCTAAGTGAAGCACCTGTGCCAGCACTACCTGGTCCTGGCGGCAAACTACCGGCACTATCTACACCAGGTGGTGCTAATCCAAACGTCATCGATGTTCCATTCAGAGACATTACTCCAAAACCAAGTTGGGGACAACGTGCCATGGACTTTGTCAAAGGCGCAGGATCAAAGGCACTTGGTGTACTAAAGAATCCAAAAGCGGCTATTGCAACTGCCGCTGTTGGTGGGGCATTGGCACTAGGCGCACTATGGAAAGCATTTAGCGGCGGTGACATTGAAATGGATCCAAAAGATCTAGCAGAACTACAGAAGCATTTGAAAGTTCTAGATCAATATGGACAAGATCCTGCAATCAAAGCAGGCTTACCAGCAGATGTCCAAAAACGTCTAGATGTTGTAATTTCCAAGTTAGACAAACTTAAAAAGGCTAAGGCAGCAGGCGGACAACAACCTGCGGCTCCTGCGGCAGCACCTGCGGCTCCAGCAAAGTAAAATACTAACACTTAAAAAGCGGCTTCGGCCGCTTTTTTTGTCTTTTGACAAAATATTCGTTGACTCTGATCAAATAAACATATATAATTAAACTTATTACTAAGGAGATATCATGGGCAATAGAACCTATGGACCAGAAGAAAAGGCCAAACTAGAGCGACTAATTAACGAAGGCGTTCAAGTCAAATATGAAATTGAAAGTCTGACAGAAGGCTTAAAAGAAACAGTTAAGGCAGTAGCAGAAGAATTAGAAATCAAACCTGCACTAATTAACAAAGCAATCAGTATTGCACACAAAGGCAACTGGAACGATGTATTCAGTGATTTCGATGATTTAGAAACAATTATCGTTACTGTTGGCAAAGACAAATGATAGACGCTATTTTTGGGCCAACTATACAATGGATCAAGGATGACTGGAATAGTCATCCATTTCGATTTATTGTTGAGTTACTTGCCTGGGCTGTTAGTATTGGCTGTAGTATTACTATGGCCGTTACTGTACCTAATCCGCCATTGCTTGCTCTGTATCCTGTATGGATTAGCGGCTGTGCGATGTATGCGTGGGCCGCTTATACTAGAAAATCATTTGGTATGCTAGCCAACTATATCTTGCTAACCACTATCGACACAGTTGGCTTGATCAGAATGCTAATTAACTAATATAAAGAAAGGTTTAGTCAGCCACAAATGACTTGTTTGGTATTTGCCAGCCCTAAATGGCATAGGAGAAAAATTAAAATATGAGTTACGTTGACGCTCTCTTTGACAGAGAGAATGATATTATTAAGGTCGTAGAGCGAAACGACCAAGGCGAACGGGTTTTCAAAGAACATCCTGTACGCTACACGTTTTACTATCCGGATCAAAAAGGCAAGTTTACTAGCATTTACGGCGATCCGCTGACTAGGGTAGTTTGTAAAAACACCAAAGACTTTCGAAAAGAATTAGCCATTAACAGTGGTAAGGACTTATACGAAAGCGACATCAATCCAATTTTTGTACATCTAAGCGAAAACTATCTAAATCAAGATGCACCTAATCTAAATATTTGCTTCTTCGACATTGAGGTGGACTTCGATCCAGAACGCGGCTATAGCACTCCTGAAGATGCGTTTATGCCAATTACTGCTATCACAGTTCACCTAAAATGGTTAGACAAATTAATTACACTGGCTCTTCCTCCAAAGACATTAACCTTTGCTGAAGCCGAAGCGTTAGTAGCCGATATTCCAGATACACATCTGTTTACTAATGAAGCAGATATGTTGGAAACATTCTTAGATTTAATTCAAGATGCAGACATTATCACAGGTTGGAACAGCGAAGGCTATGATATTCCTTATACTGTTAACCGTGTGACACAGGTGTTAAGTAAAGAAGATACAAGACGTTTCTGTCTATGGAATCAATTTCCTAAACGTAGAGAATATGAAAAGTATGGCAAGACTGCACAAACATATGACTTAATTGGTCGTGTACACTTAGACAGTCTAGAACTTTATCGCAAGTTTACCTACGAAGAACGACACACCTATCGATTAGATGCCATCGGTGAAATGGAAATTGGCGAGAACAAAACTGTTTACGAAGGCACACTTGATCAACTATACAACAATGACTTTAAAAGATTTATTGTGTATAACAGACAAGACGTTGCACTATTAAACAAACTAGATGAAAAACTTAAATTCATTGACCTTGCTAATAAAATTGCACATGAAAATACTGTATTATTACAGACTACAATGGGTGCTGTGGCTGTTACCGAACAGGCTATTATTAACGAAGCGCATCGTAGAGGTTTCCAAGTTCCTAATCGTCCTAAACGAGATGACGATGAAAATACTGCGGCTGCTGGTGCTTATGTAGCACATCCGAAAGAAGGTCTGCAAGATTGGATTGGATCGCTGGATATTAACAGTCTTTATCCAAGCGCCATTCGTGCGCTTAACATGGGTCCGGAAACTATTGTAGGTCAATTACGTCCTACAATGACAGAAGCATTTATCCATGAACAAATGACTCTTAAAAAGAAATCGTTTGCAGGCAGTTGGGAAGGCAAGTTTGGAACTGACGAATACGAAGCAGTTATGGCACAACGTAAAGATGTGGAAATTACCATAGACTGGGAAGATGGCAACAGTACTGTACACAGTGGTGCAGAAGTATATAAAGTTATTTTTGATAGTCATCAGCCTTGGATGCTTTCGGCAAATGGTACAATCTTTACCTACGAAAAGGAAGGTATTATTCCTGGACTGTTAAAGCGTTGGTATGCTGAACGTAAAGAAATGCAGGCCAAATTAAAAGAATGTATTCAGGCAGGTAACAAGGTCGAAGAAGAGTATTGGGATAAACGTCAGTTAGTTAAAAAGATTAACTTGAACAGTTTGTATGGTGCTATTCTTAACCCAGGTTGTAGATTCTTCGATAAACGTATTGGACAGTCAACTACTCTAGTCGGTAGACAAATTGCCAAACACATGGCTAGTAAAGTAAATGAAATTATCACAGGTGAATACAATCACGTAGGTAAGGCAGTTATCTATGGTGATACAGACTCTTGTTATTTCAGTGCATATACTACATTAAAGAAAGACATCGAATCTGGAGTTATTCCTTGGACTAAGGAAAACGTTACTGCACTCTATGACCAAATTGGCGAGGAAGTAAACAGTACATTCGTTAAGTTTATGGAGCAGGCATTTCATTGCCCGCCAAGTCGTGGTGATGTTATTCGAGCAGGTCGAGAAATTGTTGCTAGTAAAGGATTGTTTATTACTAAGAAACGTTATGCTGTACTTTACTATGATAAAGAAGGCAAACGTGCAGACGTAGATGGTAAACCAGGCAAGATCAAGGCCATGGGCTTAGACTTGAAGCGCAGTGATACTCCTGCATTTATTCAAGACTTTTTAAGTGATGTACTTGAGAAAGTTCTAACTGGTGCTACAGAAGAACAAGTATTAGATCACATTACTCAATTCCGTACAGAGTTTAAGGCCCGTCCTGGTTGGGAGAAAGGTTCTCCTAAGCGAGCCAACAACATTACTGAGTACGAAGCCAAAGAAAAGAAACAGGGCAAGGCTAATATGCCTGGACACGTTCGTGCAAGTATTAATTGGAATACTCTGCGTCGAATGAATTCGGACAAGTATAGTATGCAGGTCACAGACGGCCAAAAAGTTATTGTATGTAAACTCAAAGCAAATCCGCTAGGGTACACATCGGTAGCATATCCTGTAGACGAACTACGTTTGCCTAAATGGTTTATGGAACTTCCATTCGACGATGCAGAAATGGAACAAACTATTATAGATAACAAACTAGAAAACTTAATTGGAGTTCTTAACTGGGATATTAAATCCACAGAAGAAAAGAACACATTTAATCAACTGTTTGAGTTTTAAAGACTTGACTTTGACCAAAAACCTAAATATAATCAACATTAAGGAGAACTATAAATGATTAAAGATATTCTAACCGACATCGTAGCACATACACATAGCCTAGGCTTTTTGCCTTTGGTAAAAATTACAGGTGCTAAAGATAGCACAACTATCGAATCAATGGCAGAGGATCGTAGCGTTATTGTTACTGCTACTGCACACAAGCCAGTATCAGAGTTTGATGGCACATTTGGTATGCCAAACTTGGACAAGTTAAATCTTCACTTGAAGAATCCAGAGTATAAAGAAAACGCAAAGATCGATGTAGTTACTGCGGAACGTAACGGCAACACAGTTCCAGTAGGTTTGCACTTTGAAAACCAAGCAGGTGACTTCCAAAACGATTATCGTTTCATGGCATCAGAACTTATTAACGAAAAACTAAAATCTGTTAAGTTCAAAGGTGCAACATGGGAAGTTGAGTTTGAACCAAGCATGGCGGCAATTGGTCGTTTGAAGTTACAAAGTGCGGCACACAGTGAAGAAACTGTTTTCCAAGTTCGTACAGAAGATAACAATCTTGTATTCTTCTTCGGTGATGCAAGTACACACGCAGGTTCTTTTGTATTCCAACACGATGTTGGCGGCAAGTTAAAGCACACATGGTCATGGCCTGTTGCACAAGTACAAAGCATTTTAAATCTCGATGGTAATATTACTATGAAGATTGCAGATGCAGGTGCTATGCAGATTACTGTTGACAGCGGTGTTGCTGTATATGATTACATCTTGCCAGCACAGAGCAAATAATCATGACTATTGAACAATTACTATACGCTAACATTGCCGCCGTAGTTTTATTGGTTATCGTTTATCATAGAACAGGTTGGCAAAAAGTTAAAGAATGCTACGGCATGTGGTTTACAAAAGAGTATTGGACTAATTATAATACTGTAGAATTTGTAAGTTGGTTTGCTAAGGCATTGATTATTGTGCCAGGATTAATCTTTGGCATTAGCCTTTGGTGGTTGTACTTTTTGACTTTGGCTACTAGTCTAGCATTAATTTGGGCCAGTAATAAAAAGTTTTTGCCAACTTTAGTAGGGTTTAATACTGTATGGACTTGGATTAGTTGTATGGTATTGGCACAGCATTTAATAAAATGAAACTATTTAATTGGAATCGTTACGAAACAATAACTGAAGGTCCAATGGCTCACGATTATACTAATGCGTCTGTTAGAAAAGAAATATACGAGGCTTATAATAAGCGTTATAAAATTTCAGTAACTCCCCTGACGCATCCAGAGCATTATGATCCGTTGGATCCTCCGTTAGGCTGGGCTTACGACCCTTACTACGAAATTTGGATACAACTTAATGAATAAAAATTTAACCGCAACACAAAACGACTACGCATACTTTTTGCCGGCAACTAGCGGTTTCTATAGTACCTTTATAGGTAAACAAAGATATGGAAACTATGTTGATCCGGCAAGAGTTCCTGCTAGTTTTAAAAACGGAGTAGAAAGTCTAAACTACTTAGAACCGGAAAAAGGTGCGTTCTACTATGACCACTGCTTGTATAGTGCAGGTCATGCTAATCTAGACCTTAACAAAGTTGATCACAGCGAAGATATGTTTCGTAATAGAGATCGCAGTACTAGTTGGGTACTAGGCGACTCCGGTGGTTTCCAAATTGGTAAAGGTGTATGGGAAGGCGATTGGAAGAATCCCAACTGTCCTAAAGCACAAAAGAAACGTGAACAGGTTCTTAAGTGGATGGATAGTCTAATGGACTATGGTATGTGTCTTGATATCCCTGCTTGGGTAGCTCGTAGCCCTGCTGGACAAAAAGCCACAGGCATTACTACATACGCAGAAGCAGTTCAAGGTACTTACATTAACAACGATTGGTTTGTAAACAATCGCAATGGTAATTGTAAATTCTTAAACGTTCTCCAAGGTGAAAATCATACCGATGCAGACGATTGGTATGACCGAATGAAGAAGTACTGCGATCCTACTGTCTACGGTGACCGTGCATTTAACGGTTGGGCCATGGGTGGTCAGAATATGTGTGATGTACACTTGGTATTAAAACGCCTAGTAGCATTACGATTTGACGGATTACTTGAACAGGGCAAACAAGACTGGATGCACTTCTTAGGTACTAGTAAATTAGAGTGGGCTTGTTTATTAACAGACATTCAACGTGCTGTACGCAAGTATCACAATCCTAACTTTACAATTAGTTTCGACTGTGCTAGTCCATTCTTAGCAACTGCAAACGGACAAGTATACGTTCAAACAGAAACACAAGACAGAACTAAGTGGGTATATAGAATGTTACCTAGTATCGATAATAAAAAATATAGTAAAGATACTAGACTATTCCGCGATGCAGTAGTACAGGACGGACATTTTAAAAACTTTGACAATAGTCCAATTATTGACGGGGTTCAAATTAAAGATGTTTGTATTTACGGGCCCGGGGATCTAAACAAGATTGGCAAGGAAGGTAAAACTTCGTGGGATAGTTTTAGTTACGCTATCTTAATGGGCCATAATGTTTGGATGCACATTAATGCTGTACAAGAAGCCAATCGTCAATACGATTTGGGCATTGTTCCTGCTATGTTAGTAGAAGAACGGTTTGATAGACTATTCTTTAAAGATGTAGTAGAAGCCATTTTTGCTACTAGTAGTCGTGCAGAAGCAGACAAAGTCGTTGAAGAGTATAATAAATTTTGGCAAAGTATTATTGGAACTCGCGGAGCAGTAGGTAAGAAGACTGTAAACGCAAGTACACAATTTGCCAAACTGTTTGACGAAGTAGAGGAAGAGAGTGTACAATTAGAGCACGGTGAAGAATTTACCGATGATGAAATTGCTAAACTTGACGAACTCGAAGAAGGCGTAAAATGAAAAAACTACTAGGCATTGGTGTTTTAGCAGTATTAAGTTTTGGTTTGTTTTATAAAACGGCAGATGCCGTGGGTCCAAACGACTACTATCTTGTAATTAAATTTGCAGAAACTGGCAACACCATTGCCCTAGCAGATAAATTCAATGGGCACGAAGCCTGTGTATCCTCTCCGGATTATGCGCTACATCAATTAGCGGGCAAACAATCCGGATCTCTTATTAAATGTGTTAACGAACTACCAACATATAGATGAAAAGTTTAGTTGTAGGAATGGGAATAGGACAGTTATATAAATCTGTCCTAACTCAATTAGGTTATGAAGTTTGTACTGTCGATACAGACATTAATAAAAATGCCGACTTCCCTAGTATAGAACCAGCCATATTACTTCACGGGTCTTTTGACACCGTACATATTTGCACACCAAATTTTACGCATTTAGAATTAGCCGTTAAACTGGCTCCTATCAGTAAAATTGTCTTTATTGAAAAGCCTGGACTGATTAATAGAAACGAATGGGCTAAATTATGTAAAAGATTTCCACGCACACGATTTATGATGGTTAAAAATAATATGTGGCGTGACAATATTGCAGAATTACAGGAAAAGGCTAAAGTAGCAAAGAATGTAGACATCGAATGGATTAGAAAGAACTGTATTCCTAGCCCAGGTAGTTGGTTTACTACACGCAAACTAGCATTTGGCGGAGTTAGTAGGGACTTAATGCCACACTTATTAAGTTTGTATATTGCACTACATCCAGACTGGCGCATAGAAAAAGTTAACGGCGAATCATCTATACAATCATGGCTGTTAAAAGATATCGAAAGCACAGAGTATGGTACTGTAAACCCAAATGGAACTTATGATGTAGACGACCAGTGTCACATTGGATTTGGTTCTAAATGGAACTGCCGTGCTAACTGGCGCAGTATGACTGTTGAACGTAGTGCTATTACATTTATTAATCAAGATAATACCAAAGATGTATTTGAGTTAGGCTGGTGTCCAGAAGAAGCGTACCTAAATATGATTAAAGATGCTGTAGAAAACCTAAATAATGACGAGTACTGGAAAGTACAGTTAGAAATTGACCTTTGGATACACGAAAGAATAGAAAAACTATGACACGCTGTCTACAAACAACTGGACAAGGTTACTTTGAAGAAGTAGAATATGCAAAGCCAGAACCTACGTCAACTGAAATTGAAGTTAAAGCAGTTATGACTGGTGTATGTCGCAGTGACATAGATATGATGCAGGGCAACTTTGGACCTTTACCACTACACATGCAAGGTCACGAAGGTCTAGGAATCGTAACTAAAGTCGGTGCCAGTGTATTAGGTGTTAAAGTAGGCGATTATGTTGCTACCCGCGGCGAACCAGCATACGCAGATTATTACAACTGTCGTGACGGTGAGTTTGTAACAGTTTTAGAACTACATCCACGTTACATTTTAGAACCAGTGGCCTGTGGTGTTAACTGTATTAGACAAGCGTATACTCTTTTTGAACGTAGACAAAATGGTAAATGCTTAATCCTAGGTAGTGGTTTCCTTGCATGGGTAGTTTTTAATAACCTGGCACATCATTTTCCAGAACTTGAAGTAGATGTACTAGGTTCTAGTAATCAGGAACTTTGGGGAGATGCGTTACTGTTAGGTACTACCGACAGTTACGATTTGATAGTAGATTTATCTGGAAAATATCAACTAGGTACCGACATTAATCTAAATAACAATGCAGTAATCATTGATGCTGTTGGTAAAGCAGTAAGTAAAGAAGAAGCACAACAACAACTTTGGAAGGCTGTTACTACAGTTAAACCAAGTCCAAGAACAGAAGAATTTATTGGTGCTATGTTTGAAGCACGTTGGATGATTGAAAACGGTAAACTAGAGGTTGATTCTTTCTGGACAAAAGGTTATAATCGTAACACAGAATGGCAACAAGCATTTGCGGATGGTGTGGATCGTCCAAATGGTTATAGCAGAGGTTATATTAAATGGGATTAAACACTGAAGAAAGACAAGACATTGTCTACTTTACAGGCTACGAAGTCGAACATACTATTTGCTATGGTATGTATACACTATTTGTAGTAGGCACTCCTCCGCTAGAAGAAATACTACGTATTGCTGGTGACACACAAGCATACTTAGACGAAAACAAACGCATTAAACAAATTTACTTTGGCACTAGTCAAAGTTTTAATCCTAAAAGTATTTCACACGAAGAATACAAAGCATGGGACGAAGTTATTATAGGCTGTCTAAAAGCAGGCTATTGGGTAGCTCTAGACTTTGGTGTTGAACACATCGAAGGCGTACTAGAGTCTGCTTATAACGAATATCCCAAGTTTGTACCTATGATTAGTGTCAAGTTACCCTACATTAATCAACTCAACTACAATGCCACACTCAAACTGGATGACCGAACTTGGGGTGCTACAAATCCAGGTGTGTGGACACATCATTTACAAAGCCTAATGACTAAAGACAAGTATACTCATTGGGATTTGTACACTCAAGATACACCAACATGATTATCA